CGCGGCTAGACCGCAAATAATTGACCTTCGCTGACTTCTCGCAAGAGGAGAGAGAGCCTAGAGCACCATCGGCGAAGGAAGAGGCTCAAGAAGCCCGGCCCCGGATTAATTTCCGGCGTCGGGCTTTTTTATTTTCACGCAGGAAAAAATATGAAAGCAACTCTTATCCGCATAGAACAATCAGAACAGGGCGCGCTCGGGATTCTTGTTTTTGATGGGAAAATTTTCTGTTTTTTCCTTCAACCTGACGAAAACGATCCCCAGAGATTTCATCTTCCTGCTGGAGATTATATCGCCAGAAGATTTCATGGAACTAAATGGCCCAATACATTTGAGATCGTAAGACCCGGAACCAATGGAGTCGACGGGCATACGGATCTTTTATTCCACGCTGGGAATACCGAGACCGATTCGCGCGGTTGTACTCTACTCGGCGCGACGGTCGGGAAACTAAAAGGTGATCGCGCTGTTTTGAATAGTGGAATGACTTTTCAAGCATTCCTGAATTACACAAAAGAAGTGAATGATTTCGATGTAAGAATCGTCGACTATTATTATTAAACTCCTGTGATGATAGGCGCCGGGCGGGGCGTGCATCTTCACTCGCCACGGGTAACCGCCCGGCGCCACCACAGGATGGAAAAGGTAGAATAAAATGACCATCAAAAGTTCAAACATAAGTTCAAACATAGTAATAATTGCAATTGTGGTTCTCGCGATAAGCGCCGCTGTCTATAGTTGGTATCATAACCCGCTCTCTCTTTTAAAAGCACAATTTTCCAAAGCCGCCCCCATTCCTGCTGCGGCGAAAGTATCTACAACGAGTCTGCCGGTTAAAAACATAATCGTCTACGATAAAAAAGCCATCTCAAAGAAACTCAAACTTCCGGACGAAATTGCCAACGATGATAAAAAGCAGATCACGGCTACGGCGCAGACTCCGGCTACCGATACCACCGGTAAAACAGATATCGTCGCTGTCTTCGATACCGAAAAAAACACAACGGAAATTCAAACCAAACAAGAACCGGTTTCCTTTTTTGCTTTTAAAAATGAAAAGGCCATCGGTATTCGATACGGTTTCAGCGCTACATCTAAAATAAATTATGAGGCTGATATTTATGGCCGATGGGATTTCCTGCGCACAGGCGCTGTCCACTGGGGCATTTACGGCGAGGTTAATTCCCTGGGCGAGGGTAAGGCGATGGTCTCGGCAGAATATCGGTTTTAGTGGAATGATTATGTGGGAATTTTTAAAAAAGTTAACTGACACATCAAACACTTATTCCAGCAACCGTTATGCTTTTTTATTTACGACAATAATATCGAATGTCATTTTCTGGATCCTGTGGGCTGCAATATCCGTCTACTTGGGGAAATTAGCGGAAGTACCAACCGGCGTTTACGTTATTTACGGTCTGGCCAATGGAATAGTAGGCCTCGGAAAGTTCGGGCAGAACATTGCTGAAATTAAAGCGGAGCCCAAACAGTAATGGGCGATATCATCGACAAGGCACAGCAGAATGAAGAGCTTTTTAGAAATAACGCGTTGAGGAAACATTTTGCAGGGCGATCACCCTCGCCCCTCAAGGGCGAGGGAGTTACAAAGCGAAAATGCCGCGGCTGCGGCGAATTGATACCAGAAAAGAGATTAAAAGCGAATCCGGAAGCTGTACGCTGCATAGAGTGTCAGGAGAAGGTTGAAAAAAATGGAGAGAGGTTTTTAGCAAATGATTAAGCAAGGTACGGACCCCATTCGCCTGCGGCTCAGGGATAATTCGCTCAGCAAGTTTCAGTGCGCTGCGCTTCTAAAACTTGGAGACTCATTATGAGTGAACACTGGCAATTGTTTTTAGCGCTTTTAACCGTGATGGGTATATGGGGTGCACTTCTTGTCACTGTATTTCAAATCATGCTCTCCCGGGTGATGAAAGCGCAGACAGAAACTATACAGACCAAAATAGGTGTTATCCAAACTGTCGAAACTAATTGTGCGAGACTAGAACGTGAATTGCTACAACTCAAAGCTGATCTGCCGGAAAAATATGTACGGCGGGAAGACTTCATCCGGTTTGATGTCGGTATTAACGACAAACTCGATAAGTTAAGAGACCTCTTTTTAGAAAAATTGGAAAACTTGGAGAAATAATCATGAACTCAATGGATATGGAAAAGGCGCGGCGGACACAATTACGGTGGTATATTCTCCGCTCTTTGTATGCAGCCCAACCAATGGGAACTTCTGAATTTGTTATCCGTACCGCTGTTGATCCTATTATCCGTGGCGTCACTGAACTAGAGATCCGCAACCAACTTGATTACCTCCAGGAGAGAAGACTTATTGGTATCGAAAGTAATCATCCCGTATGGCATGCCAAAATTAATAATCATGGCATCGACGTCGTGGAATATACCGTTGATTGTGATCCGGGCATCGCCCGTCCGCAGGAGTGGAGTTGATATGCCGCAACGTTCAAAGATCATAACATTGCCAGAAGATGTTCTCGGCGAGCTTAATCAGAAACTTCTGGAGGGAAAATTCTGCGATTACAGCGCGCTGGCTGAATGGCTGCAATCCCAGGGCTTTGATATTTCGCGCTCATCGCTCCATCGCTACGGCCAGAACTTTGAAGAACGGCTGGCGGCAATCACGATGGCCACCGAACAGGCGCGCGCCGTCGCGGATGCGGCCAAAGACGACGACAATAATATGAATGAAGCCCTGATCCGCCTGGTGCAGACCAAAGCCTTTGAAGCGCTGACAGACGCGAAGAACTTCGAGAGTCTGCCGAAGATGGGCGTGATGATCGCTAAACTCAGCAAGGCATCTGTGGATCAAAAGAAGTGGATGGCGGAGATGAGAACCAAAACGAAAGCCGCAGCGGACGACGTGGCAAAAGTCGTCAGAGCTGGCGGCATGTCAGAATCGACAGCCAAAGAGATTCGGCAAAGGATATTAGGGATAGTTTAGTGACCGAAGCAACCGCACAAAAAGATTTTGATCAGGCACGCAGCGCAACAGGGATTCTCTTGCCCTATCAGCAGGGGTGGGTCGCTGATCAGGCCGATGTCAAGGTCTTTGAAAAATCACGGCGTGTCGGCATATCCTGGGCCGAGGCGGCGGACGATACCCTCTATGCTTCCGAAAAGGGATCTGGAGAAAAGCGCAATGTCTGGTACATCGGCTACACCAAAGATATGGCGCTGGAATTCATCAATGACTGCGCCAATTGGGCGCGTGCTTATAACATGGCTGCAACGGCCATCGAAGAATACGAAGAGCCGGACGAGGACGAAAACGGCATTGTCAAAGAACAAAAGATTCTCGCTTACAAAATAACCTTTGAGTCCGGCTGGCGCATTACTGCCTTATCCAGCAGACCGACTAATCTCCGTGGTAAGCAGGGCCGCGTGGTAATCGACGAGGCGGCATTCCATGATGATCTGCCGGGACTTTTAAAAGCAGCAATGGCATTGCTGATGTGGGGTGGGCAGGTTCGCGTTATTTCCACACATAACGGCGACGCCAACGAATTTAATACCCTTGTCCAGGATATTCGGGCGGGTCGCAAACCTTACAGTCTGCATCACATTGACTTCGATGAAGCCCTTGCCGATGGCCTTTACAAACGCATTTGCGAAGTGCTGGGCCGAGAATGGTCGGAGGAAGCCGAGGAGAAGTGGCGAAAAGATATAATCGATTCCTACGGAGACGACGCGGATGAAGAGCTTTTCTGCATACCTGGTCAGGGCACAGGTATTTTCCTCACCCGTGCGCTGATAGAGACCTGCCTGTCGAGAGATATTATCGTTATTCGTCTGGAAAAGCCGACGTCCTTTGCGGAGATGCCCGACGTTCAGCGGAAGTCGGAGATAGAGGCCTGGTGCGAAGATACTCTTCTCCCGCTGCTTTTTCAACTGGATATAAAACGGCGTCATTATGTCGGTGAGGATTTCGGGCGCACAGGTGACTTGTCTGTTTTTATTCCTCTGGCGGAAACGCAAGCGGCGACATTCCGCGCTCTATTCCAACTCGAACTTCGGAATATTCCTTTCCAACAGCAGGAACAAATCTTTTATTTCATTTGCGATCGCTTGCCGTTATTCAGTCACGGCGCGCTGGATGCCAGAGGTAATGGGCAATATCTGGCAGAACGCGCCATGCAGAGATACGGTGCAACACGGATTAGCCAGGTAATGCTTTCCGACGCCTGGTACAGAGATAATATGCCCGCGTATAAAGCGGCGTTTGAAGACAGATCAATCCTCCTGCCGTGGGATGCTGATGTGATCGAGGATCACCGCGCATTCAAAATCATCAAGGGTATTGCCAAACTGCCCGACACTAAAAATAAAGGCCAGGACAAAAAACAACGGCACGGAGATTCGGGAATCGCCGGAACAATGGCGTGGTTTGCAACCAGACAGGAAGGCGTACCTGCCGCGTGTGTTGGGCAGAATCCGGCAAAGCATGAATCGCCGACGGGTCGTGGCGGGATGCCACAGCACAAGGGCGGATTTTTCGGAAGGTTTGGAAATAAGATCACGATAGCGGCGTGATCGGTGAATAGTAAATAGTGAATGGTGAATAGACAATGAGCATTCGTGAAACGATAGCAAAAAAACTGGGCTTTAAGACTGAAACGGATATCCGTGCTGCTGAAGAACTTCTGCGCGTTTCGATGGCGGAGGAAATAAAAGCGACCGTTGCCGCGGCAATTACCAAAGCCAAAATGGATATGCCGATATCGGTGAACGTTGATCCTAAAGGCGAAGGCTATCGCAGTTTATCGGCTGGCGTTGCCACGCGTAATCTGCGACCGGTCGAGCAGGCGCGGATGTTCGAGATCTGCTATTACATGTTCAAGGCCTCGGCGATGTTCAAACGGCTGGCAAAAATAGACAAAGGCTTTCTTTTCTCCGGCCCGATCACTGTTACCTCGACCGATCCGGACGTGCAAAAAATCATCGACCGCTTCTGGAAGGATCCTGAAAACCGCATGGCGCGGAAATTCGCCGACCGTTCAATGTGGCTTTCCATCCTGGGCGAACAATGCTGGCCGGTTGAAGTCAATCAATACAACGGCGCGGTAAGGCTTCTTTACGAAGACCCGGCGCAGATCAAAGAGATATGGGTCAACCCGCTCAACGTCGAGCAGCGCATGCAGGTTGAAATGATGGGAGTCGGCGGTCGCACCGGCAGAAAATACGCCATTATCCGCAAGGATTATAATATCAGTTCCAAAACATACGACCGCCTGGTCGGCGAATGTTTTTTCTGGACGATCAATAACGCGCCGAACGCCTCACGCGGCACCAGCGACTTCTTCCCGCTCGTTGATTGGATAGATTCCCTGGAGCGCTACGGCTACAACTTTCTTGAAAGATCAGAACTCCTGCTTAATTTTGTCTGGGATGTCACTCTTAAGGGCATGAACGCTGATCAAATCCGTGAATGGCAACGTGATAATCCGCCTCCGGAGCCGGGCTCGCAGCGAGCACACAACGAACAGGTGGAATGGGATGCCGTTGCTCCGGATCTGAAAGCTGTAGATTTCAAAAGCGGCTTTGATATGGGCAAAGATTTCGTCATGGGCGCGGCGGGCAGACCGGCAAGCTGGTTCGGGTCCGGCGGCAAGCAGTATCAAACCGAAGCCGATCAGGCCGGGCAGGCTCCCGTTGTGGATCTGGAAGACCGCCAGGAAGACTTAAAAGAAATTTTAATGCAGGTCATCCAGTTCGTGCTTGATCAGGCGGTCATTGCCAAAGTGCTCTCTCCGGAGAAGGCGCAGGCCGGTTTCTCTATCACCATGCCGGAAGTATCGAAGAAGGATCTGGCCAAGTTCGCCAATGTCATGCCGCAACTTACAACCGCGCTGGTGCTGGCCGTAAGCAACAAATTCATCCAGCGGGATACGGCAATTCGGATATTCTCATTCGTTGCCGGTTATCTGGGTTATCAGGTTGACGCTCAGGCGGAAATAGACGCGGCAATGAAAGCGCTGGAAGATAACGCGACGGATTATGAAGCATTATTGGCGGCGGCAGAAAAGAAAAAGAATCCGCCGCCCAGTGAAGAGTGAAGAGTAAAGAGATTTAAGGGTTAAGATTTAAGTTTTAAGTGTCATTCCCGCGTAGGCGGGAATCCAGGATGGGTGCGATGGGTGAATTTGCAAAACTATACGGAAAAGATGACGACCAGATTTTGATTCTGGCCCAAACCGACAAAGATGATTGCCCGGAAGTTAGAGTTTTTTTTCAACCTCCAGGTCTCGGCGTCAGTTCTTTGGCCATTGCTTTAGAAGATACCGACAATGGTTGGAACGCAGCAGAAAAGTTGTTTCAGGAAATGGATGAAGAAAAAGCCAGAAAGATGATCAAGACCGCATGTAAAGAGTGCGGGTTAGAAAATACTGGATTCCCGCCTACGCGGGAATGACAGAGGGAAATATGGCGACAGCTTACGACAAAGAAGTCCAGAAATTAATCGCGAAGGCGGAGAGCATGGGCGACGACCAGGTTGCTCAAGCTATCGCCCGGCTTAATGTCGCCCGCAAGCAAGTTGCGGCCACTGTCGCCAAGACTGACTGGCAGCTTTATCAACTGCCGAAACTCAAAGCGGCGATTGACAGCGCGATGGCTGATTTCGCCACTCAATACGGCAAGGATTTAAAAACCGGCATAAATGATTTTTGGGATTTTGGGCAGGGCATGGTTGATTCAACACTGAATGTGGTCGGGATTTACGCAGTCATCCCGGCTATTGATACAGCAGTGTTAGTGGCTGTGCAGGGTATTTCTAAAAATCTAGTGCAATCCCTGGGCGCGGATGCCGCCGGGAAAATCTATAACGAAATGGCGATGGGTCTGATGGGCCAGAAAACGCCGTTCGAGGTTATGCAGGCGGTCGGCAATAACCTGACCGACAAGGGCATCTTCTCTTCAATCGCCGCGCGGGCGGAAACGATAACGCGGCAGGAATGCGGAATGATTTTAGAAAGTGCAAACCAAATGCGCATGGAGAAGGCGGCTAAAGTAGTTCCGGGATTGAAAAAAAAATGGCAGCACGGAGTTTCTAAAATACATCGGATAACGCACGATCTAGCAGTCGGACAGACACGCGATGTTGATAAACCGTTTAACGTCGGCGGCGAAGAGTTGATGTACCCACGCGATCCGGCAGGTTCGGCAAAAAATATTATAAATTGCTCCTGCTTTTCGGTTCCCTGGATGGATGGCTGGTCGGATGAAAAAAGTCAATCGCAAGCGGCATAGGCCGGTAAATATAACTTAAATTTAGGAGGAAAGTATTATGGCAGACGGTGAAAATGACAAAAACGCAATCGGAGACAAATTGATTGCGGCGGCATGTAAGGCGTTTGGAATCGGCAGAAAATTTGTAATGGGCAGCAGATACGATGAGGCTACAGGCGAAGCGATTATCCTGACCAACGGTGGAACACGCGTACGCTACAAAGATGGCGACAAGGTTGAAAATCTGGATGAAATAGCAATCACCGGCATTCCGAAACCTCGCAAGGTTATTGCGGGGAAAGGCGCTAAATAACAGCGCGTGAATTGTGAATGGTGAATGGTGAATAGAAAAAGACCTGGACTGTAGTGACAGGAGGAAAAAGTGAAACGAAAAAAGCAAATTGATCTGATCAGAACTAAGAAGCCAGCCCTGCTGGAAGGTAAGGATCCGGACAAACTTTCCGATCAGGAAATTGAAACGCTCGCGCGCATGGCGGCGGAGCTGAGCCTGGACGATATCCGCGATCTGCTGCGGCAGGTCATTCATGCGCGGTTTGACGATATAGGCAGAGGCACAGAAAATGCGCCAGCCTACGAAGCTTATATCGAAGAAGTCTATCCATCCTTCCTGATTTATTCTCTGCAGAGTAAGTTCTACAAGATCGCCTGGTCGATCATGGACGGCAAAGTTACTCTGGGTGAAACGCCTGTGGAAGTGGAAAGTACGTGGGTGGAAGCGCGTACGGCGGCAATGGGATTGGATGTGGAACCTCAGATTAGCGACGATGAATTCGCTTTGATCGTCAGAATGGGCGAAGCGAAAAATCCCGAAGGCACGGAATGGGAAGTGATTATCTGCGCGCCGGGCTTTACCAAAAACGGATTTCATATGTCTGAAAATATGTTGTCGCGGGCGGATACTTTGGTGGCATTCGAAGGGCTTGACGTTAATCTCTTTGAACTGCCGACAGGCGCAACTCATGTTCCTTCTGAAATTTTCGATCTTAAACAGTTCCTGGTTAAAAACAAAATAGGCTGGCTCGACAACGTGAAATATGCGGCCAATGAAGGCTTGAAGGGTATTGTTCACTTTCTGGATTCGGCCAAGTGGCTGGGAAAGAATATGCTTGCGGCCATGTCTCAGGGGAAAAATGTTTACGGGTTATCCTGGGATGGAATGATCAGAGGCGTCCAGTCGGTTATTGATGGACGGAAGGTAGTTGATATCAACGGCTTCAACAGGGCGGATTCGCTCGATGTTGTAAGCAGACCCGCCGCAGGCGGAAAATTCATTCGGGCAGTTGCAGGGATGCCTGCCCCTCAAGAGGAGGAAAACAGCATGAAAAGATTTTTAGCCCTGATTAAGCAGAAGAGGCCTGATCTCCTGGTGGGTAAGGACGAAGCAGTTCTCACCGATCAGGAAATCGACGGATTGGTTCGCATGGCGATGGAGCCGAAGGACGGCGGAAATCAAATCGACCAGACCCAACTGGTTACAAAAGACGAACTGGTCATTATGCGTTGCGGCATGGCGCTCGACAAAAAACTGGCGGACGCCGATCTCGCTTTACCCGCGGTCTCCATAGAACGCATCAGGTCGCAGTTTGATGGCCGTGCCTTTGCGTCAGAGGATCTGGACAAAGCCATAACCGCCGAGAAGGATTATCTGGCCAAGATCCACGATTCACAAGTCATCGTCATCGGCGCGGGAAGTATCAGCGGTGGTCTCGGTTCTTTCGCGCGCGCCTGCATGGCGGCGGATAAGATGTTCGGCCTGAAAAAGCAGGACATGATCGATATGGCCAAATTGCGAAGGCTGGACGGCAAAGCGGTTTTCGAAGATGTCCGCAGCGTCCAGGATTATGACGGATTCGATGATGTCCCGTCTTTCTCCAGCCTTCGGGAAATGTATTCTTATTTCACCGGCGATCATGAAGTATCCGGAAGATTCAACCGCAAGGCATTGGCTCCGGAATTGCGCAGTTCGATGGATATCACCAGCGGGACATTTACGTATGTCATGGGCAATACGCTGGGCCGCAGACTTGTCGGCATTTACAAGGCGATGGCCTTCCTGGAAGAGAAACTCATTTCAATCAAGAAATCCGTCAAGGATTTCCGTACCCAGGAAGCGGTCCTGGTCGGCGGTTTCCCGGATCTGGCAACGGCGGATCCCGAAAGCGGTGATTACAAGGAAATTGCCGGTGTAACGGACGAAGAGTCCAGCTACACCGTCGCGCAAAAAGGAAATATTCTTTCGATCAGCCGCAAGACTATCATCAACGATGATGTCAGCATCATTCAGCGTTTGATTGACGGTCTGGGCCGGGCGGCGCGCAGAACACACGCCAAATATGTATGGGCTCTTATTACCGCCAACGCGAATTGTTCCGACGGCACGGCCATGTTTACAGCCGGTCATGGCAATCTCGGATCCACGGCACTGAGCAACGCGACGGCGCTGACAGCTTATCTTGCCCTGGGCAAGATGACGGAAAAGGATTCCGGTGAACGCATCGGCCTGCTTTCCGATCCGAGTATTCAACCGAATCTTTTCGGACCCATTGATTTGATTACGACCGTACAGCAGATCGCGGAAGATGATTTTTACTTCTCCTCCAACGATCTGACGACCAAAGTCCGGAACCCGCTGAAGGGCAAAGTCAACGGCGTTATTAATCCGCTGCTGACCGACACGAACGACTGGTTCATGCTTTTGCCTCCGGAAGTTATCGACCTTATCGAAATGGGTTATCTCAACGGTAAGGAAGATCCGGAGTTGTTTGTGTGCGACGGCGTCCAGGCGGAGCAGGTTTTTGTAGCGGACAAGATCCGTTACAAGATCCGCCATGAATACGCGGGCGCGAATATCGATTATCGCGGAGGCTACGGCGCGATCGTGGCGTAAAAATTGTTCAACGTTCTATGTTCAAGGTTCGACGTTGAGCCCTGGACATAGAACTTAGAACGTAGAACTTAGAACATTATTTTTGAATTAGGAGGAATTTAGATCATGAAAAAGTTTTCAAGAACAGCATTGCCCATGATGTTGATTATGATATTTGCGGCGGTCGTCTTCATCGGTGTGGCCTATGCCGGAAGTTACTGGCAGGTGAAAAACGACCGATTTTCCGGCACTGCAGGTGAGACCCTGACGGTCGGGCAGGTCGCCTGCATCAAAGCATCCGACAATAAGATTTACAAGGCGGATGCCGACGATGCCACTTTACGTCCGGCAATAGGAGTTATCGGCAAGGGAGGAGCTGTCAATACCATAGTGGAAATCGTGACGGACGGCATACTCGCCGGTGCATCCAATGCAACGCCGGGAGAGCGATTATATCTTTCAGCGACAGCCGGAAGCATAACTACAACGGCGCCGAACAATCCACAGGTGATCGGATTCGGTCTACCGGGAACAACGGCCAATGTGACGACAACTTATAAAATACATGTTGAATTGTCGGCAAACGCTGCGCCGGGATACTAGTGAGCCTGTGGATCACGCAGTGATCCCAAAGCGAACTATCCCCGAAGCGTAGCGGATGGGGATCGTGAATGGTGAATAGTGAATAGTAACCGGGCGGAGGATAACTCCTCCGCCGGTTTCCAGGGACGAAAAAACCAAATTGCCGTTCGCGGAAACCTTAAAAAAGGTCAGATCGGAGGTTGAAAAATGCAAAAACGGTTTAAAATGGCTTTTAAGCCACTTTCTCAGGTCGGGACGTCCAACCGGGCAGGCCGGGGGGGTAAAATTGAAAATAGGCATGGTTTTGCGGTTTGTGTGGCCGCTCTCGTCATGATCCTAACCCTGGTTTCTCCGGTTTCAGCGGACGATCATAAGACCAGGGTGATTAGTTTTCAATCTTCCGGCATTAAAACTTCCGCTATTTCGCAGACTTCCGCTTTTGATGTATCGAGTTACAAGGAAGGCCAGATTTTTGTCGATGTAACCGTCGAGGGCGGTACCTCGACTTTTGACATAATCATCCAGACTTCGCCGGATAATGTGACCTGGTACACGCACACGGCCATGACGCAGATCACGGCGACCGGGCAGTACCGTCAGGCGATAACAAATTTCGGAAATTATGTGCGGATTTATTACACCGTGGGAGGAACATCGTTTACGTTCAGCGTGACGGGCGTTTTTAAAAACTAGCGAGCCTGTGGATCCCAAATGGGATCCCAAAGCGAGCTATCCCCGAAGCGTATGGCCTAAAGGCCACTATAGGCGGATGGTGATGAGGATTAAAAAATGTATTTCAAAATTGAAAAAACAGGTTGCTCTGTAAGAACTTTAAGAGACGCAAAACAAGATGATTGCCACTTTACTCAAGTGCGAATGGATTTCTTTCTTGATAGTTCTGACATTGGCTATGACAAGCAGCATGTTCAAGCGCCGATAATTCCGGCAGATGGTTATCCAGGCAAAAAAAATGCAACGGGAACGCCCGACAATATGGACGATTATATTTCGTGGATTAAATCACTCCCGACAGAATTTGTTGACAATCCTTTTCATGCCCACTTTGTTCAGTTCAATTCTGATGTTAAAGATGAAGAAATTCTCTTTGTCGCGGCAATTGCGATGACATGGGCTTATGAAAAATGGACGACAATCTGTAATAGAAATCTTGAAGGTAAGGAATCTTTAGAAATTTGGAAAACGCTCAAAAATTTACCGCTGGCTCCGATTGACAATAATTATGTCAAGGAGCTTCACGTGCAAAAAATCAGTGAGATTGTTTCTGCTGATTTTACAAAAGTTCAGGACGCAAGTCTGTATCAGGTGAGGACATAAAATGTCAATTGCAATTGGAAGTGCCGCAATCAGTAGAGGTAATGGGAACGCAATATATGGTCACTCGTTGCTTGAAAAACTAGGTCCAGCGAATACAAACGGAGTCTTGGACACTTTTCAGGTTTATTATGAATGGGAAGATGGGGCAAACGTTAAAATAGGCACTTTCGGACATTGGGGAATCTTGCATGATTACGAAACTGTTGGAACAGTTCATGCTAATTACACAAATACATTTACAGGTCTTAATTGTGATGTGTCAACTGGCGATAATATTGGTATCACTGGGTCTGGTGGATATCTTAGTTCTAGCAATGGTAGTTCGGGAAATTCACAATACAGCAACGAGAATGAAATTGATAATATCAGTGGCGCTTGGTCAGACAGGTCAAATATTATCAGTTTATGCGGAACCGGTTCGTCCGTTTCTATTCCAGCGGCTCCGACAAATTTCGCGGCAACAAAAAATCAATCTGACAAAGTGACTCTAACATGGACAAGGTCATTAGGGGCGGCTGGATATAAGATTTATAAAAATTCAACCCTACTCCAGACGGTCGGAGACGTAAATACATATGATGATACGGCGGCGGCTCCCGTGATTACAGGCGGGACGGCGGTCGCAACGGACGGCTCGCTTAAATCAAGCGTAACGCTGACCGTAAGCGGCCAGTCAATTGCCGATGGAACAACCGCAACTTATTACGTGACGGCGATAAATGCAACGGGAGAGAGTTCTGCAAGCGGAACAGACACGGGTTACAGATTAGCGTCTTCTTTAACGTTTCAATGGCAGCGTTCCAGTGCCGACTTGAGCGGCTCTTTTTCTGACATAACTGGAGCGACAACAAACCCGTACAGCGACACCGGAGCGCCTTCAGACGGAAGTATCAGACAATTCCGTTGCACGGTATCTGCAACCAATTCAACGTCTCAAAATTCAACAACGGATTCAGGCTGCCGAGCAGCCATGAGTGGCGGCGTTTCACGGGCCAGAATTGTAAACGGAGCATAGCATGATAAAATCGAGAAAACAAAATTCAACAACTTATCCAATCAATTTTCTAATGGTTGATTCTACTGACGGCAAAACAGGCAAAACCGGTCTGACACCCACAGTCACGCTCAGTAAAAACGGCGGCGCTTTTGCAGCAGCGGCAGGCGCGGTGACTGAAATCGGCAACGGGTGGTATTCTCTTGCAGGAAATGCCACTGACAGAAATACGCTGGGCGAATTGTGCCTTCACGCAAGCGCGACCGGAGCGGACCCTGCCGACTCTCAATATTCTATAGTTGATTTCGATCCGATTGTTTTCAAACCGCCTGTAACTCTGGCGGTTGCTGATTGTGGTGGAAATTTACCGGCAAATGTTAAGGCACAAGATAATATTGATTTTGGCACATTACAAAAAGCATCTTTAAGCGCGGCAACTCCATCGGTTACTGTCAGCGACAAAACAGGTTTTAGTTTGGCAACTGCTTACGACCCCGCAAAAACAGCGGCCCCCGCAGGTGCCCAGATGGATATCGTTAACACACCGAATGCGACGGCTATAACTGCAATTCAGAGCGGTCTCGCAACGGTGGCCAATCAGACAACGATTAATAATAATATTCTGGCCGTTCCGGCAGCTGTGTGGGCTGTGACGACCAGAACGCTTTCATCTTTTGGCTCCGTACTTTCCGATATCGCCGCAGCGGTGTGGTCGTACGCCACGAGGACAATTTTGGGCGTATCGTCTTCGATATCTTATCCTGTTCTTTCCGGATCTGTGCGGCAGGGTTTTATTGCGGCAATCAATAATCTCGTGCCCGGAAGCGATCTTCCGCTAGGAGAGACGGAAGCCATCTTTGCTATTAATCAGGCCATTAAGACTTATTCCACTACGAGGCCGCGTCTTGTCGTGGAGGATGAAGACGGCAACGGTACGATAGATTACGCAATTGCACTCCTGACGGATTGGTCGGACGGTTTCTCGGTAATCAAGGTGGTGGAATATCCGCTCGATGATGACGGAGCGCAAGGCAGTGTGCTTCAGGACGATGCCTGGCAGATATATCAAAAGCCGACCGGGAAATGCCTGCGCTTCCTGGAAGACAAACCTTCGGCATCGGAAGATTTCCGGGTCGCTTATACCAGCCTGCATATTTGCACGGACGATGCCTGCACGATTCCATTGATCGATGAAACGGCAGTACAAATGCTGGCGGCGGCTACGTTCTGCGACATGCTGGCGACGTATTACGCGCAGACTTCCGATAGCACGATAATGGCCGACAGCGTGGATCATAAGAGCAAAGCATCTGAATATGCGTCCCGGGCGCGAACCTATCGCCAGCAGTATTTAAATCATCTCGGAATAAAGGAAGGTTCAGTTGCTCCGGCCAGCGTGACGCGGGATCAGGACGTAAAACCGAGTTGGCAATCAGATAAGTTAACGCATCCGCGCAAATTCAGATGAGCCTGTGGATCCCAAATGGGATCCCAAAGCGAACTGTCCCTGAGCGCAGCGAATGGGATAAAGGTGAAAGGTGAAGAGTGAAAAGTGAATAGAAAAAGACATCACCATTCACTAAGGATTTAAGATGGACGTAAAAATCGTAACCAATATTGCCGGGCTGAAAGAGTTGACGCGGAAGTATCCTGAGGCGTCACAGAATGCTCGTGTGAGCAGGATCACAGAGGCGCTTTTATTGCTGGACGCAGCAGTGAAAAAACGGACGTCGGTCGGAGCCGGTCC